ATACAACCCCCAACCCCAAACACGACAATCATCAGGGTTGGTTGTTGTTTCAAAATCAGCAACATATATATTTTTCATATTATTTGTGTCCACTCTTCAATTTTAGCATCTATTATAGTTTCTAATTCTAAAGGGTCATAAATAAAATCAATTGAAAGCAATGGGTTAGTAACTGAATTTGAAAATAATTTTTCAGCTGGGACATCTTTCAATAATGTTGCTAATTCTTCACCTTTAGTTCCTAAATTCTCAATCAAACCATTTAAATAATTTTCTTTATATTTTTCTAATTGTTCAAGTTTAAAATTTGACCCTATTTCTCTTTCTAATGATTGAACAAATTTTTCCCACTCTTTTTGTGACTTATTTAAAGAAAATACTTTTGGTCTTAAACCTCTTTCAGTAACTTGACCCATTACACCTTCTCTTTCAGTGACACCTAATTTCTTTCTTTCAACAGCTCTTTTAATATTTGTAATTCTCACTTTATTTTTAACTTCTTTTATTTCATATTGTGTTAACGTTAAACCACTTTCAGTAACTTCTATTTTTTCAGCACCTCTTTTTGAAAATCTTTGCAAAGATGCTATTTCTCTTTTAAAATCTTGTCTTGTTCCTATTCTTCCTTTTAATGCTTTTACACTTATTTTATCAGGTAAAAATTCAGCTTGATTTGGTTTCTTTTTTGCTACTCTTGAAATTTTAGCATTAAAGTTTCTTACAATTCTGTTTAATTCTTTAATGTCCTTATCTCTCCATTTAATTTGAGATTTTTTAGGCATTTAAAAACCACCTCACTATTTTTACATACAATCTTAAAACCTCTTTTTTCAATCTTTGAGTATAAAATAAAATCACAATAATCAATTGAATCAAATTCAATATTATACCTTGATGATAATTTATATTGAATTTCTTCTCTATTTTCTTTATATTTTTCTATAAACTTTTGTAAATAAAATAATGAAGAAAAATAAAATATAAAATTTTCAGTTTGGAAAATATACTCTGTTTCTTCAATATTATAATAAATCTTTGTTTTCATTTTATCACCTCCAAATAAAAAGAAAGGGGAATTTTATCCCCTCTGAAATTACCCCTCAGGATAAAACTTTACTGTTGTATATTTTCTGTTATTCTTACTTTGTCTTTCACCAAATTTTACTGGTAAACCTTCTTTTCTTATTTCATCTGAATAACCTTCATCTTCTAAAGTTCTCATATTTTCAGTTAATACCATACCACCAAAATAAAAATTCTTGGGAAATTCTTCTACTATAAAACACACATATTCATCTCCAGTTTTACTATCTTTTAAGAATCCAAAATCTTTAATTGTTAGGTTGTTATCTAATAAATCAATGAAATCACCTTTTTCTTTTTCTTCCATGAATGGTAGTAATACATCAAAATCTTTTACCCTATTTTTTAAATTCATTAATTTTGACATTTGAACACTCTCCTATTTTCTTATTTTTATTTTTATTTTCTCCACTCTGTATTTTAAGGGGTTGTGACCTTCTAACCAACTTTGTTGATTGCCTACATTAGAGAGGGGATTTTCACCCCTTTATTAATCTTCTTTTACTGGGTTTGAATATTTCATAAAATCTTCATAAGAAATTTCTCTTTTATCTTCAAGTTCTATGATGTTGATTAAGAAACAAGTATTTCCAGTTTCTTTAACAAATTTTGATGCAATTTTTTCTTTCTTTGGTTTATCGAATACTATTTCATTTTTTAAAATCTCATTTTCCTTTAATGCATCCTTGATTGTAATTTCCCAGCTTTTAAAAGTTCTAACAATTTTCTTTTCCATAATATTACCATCCTTTTTATTTAATTTATAAATTTTCTTAAATATCACTTTATTAACTATGTGCTTTACGATTAGCATTCAACCTTATTCCCTAACGTCACTGTCCGAGTATTTAGGTATTTGGTTTTCTTCGGCGAGTTTTCCATTCTACAACCACATTAACTGTTGGATTTCAACTCCTACCTTCACTGCTTTAATAAAATGATATTTAATTTAACTTATAATTAATTATACCATATATAAAATAAAAACACAATACTTTTTCAAAAATAATTTAAACTTTTTTGGAAATATTTTTAATAAAAATAATCATTAATTAATAAACATTATTCATTAAAAATATGATATAATAGAAGTAAGGAGGTGATGAAATGCCATCATCAAAAATTATGGAAGTTATGAGAAAATTGGTCGAAACAGATGATAAAGACGAAAGAATGAATATCGTTGAAGAAAATCAAGAGATTTTGACTTCAACTGAAAACCCTGATAATAATGAAGAAATGGAAAATTTAAAAACACAAAATGGAGAATTGCAAACAGCACTTGAAGAGCAAAAGAAAAAATTCAGAGATAGATTCTTTGGAGGAATTAATGAAGAAGAAAATCCAAAAGATGAAGAAGAAAAGAAAGAAGAACCAAAAACACTCAGCAAAATATTAAATGATAAAGGAGGAAATTAGAATGAGTTGTTTATCAAATCCTGATTTTAAAAGTAGTACATTATTAAATGCAATAAAAACGGAGGCTACTCAGGAATATCAAGACAGAATCCCTGATGCCACAAAGGATAATTTAGCAGAAGTGGGTTCAGCAATTTTTAATTGGAGTTCAACAAGAAATGAATTTATAGGTGCTTTATTTAATAGAATTGGAAAAGTCGTAATTTCTGATAAAATGTATGAAAACCCATTAAAAGAATTTAAAAAAGGAATGTTAGAATGGGGTAAAACAATAGAAGAAGTTTTTGTTGATTTAATAACAGAAAATATTTATGATACAAGTAAATCAGAAACAGAACTTTATAAGAGAAATTTACCTGATGTAAAATCTGTTTTCCATGATGTTAATAGAAAAGGTTTTTATAAAACAACAGTAGAAGAACAAACATTAAATATGGCTTTTACTGGTGAAGATGGAATGAGAAATTTAATTGATAAAATTATCGCTAAATTATTTACATCTGATGAATATGACGAATTTTTATATATGAAAAATGTTATTAATCAATGGGGTGTTGAAGGAAAATACCATGTTGAAACAATAGTAAATCCAACAGATGAAGCATCAGCAAAAGTTGCTTTAACTAAAATTAAAGAAATTTCCAACAGTATGACATTCATGAGCCCTACTTACAATCATGCAAACGTAAAAACACACACACCAAAAAATGACCAAATAGTGTTAATATCAACAGCTTTTGATGCACTTGTAGATGTTGAAGTTTTAGCATCAGCATTTAATATGGATAAAGCTGATTTTATAGGAAGAAGAATTTTAATTGATGATTTTGGTGGACTTCAAGATGTTGTTTGTATAGTTGCAGATAGAAGTTGGTTTATGGTTTATGATAAACTTATCAGAACTGAGGATTTATTCAATCAACAAGGTTTATATTTTAATTATTTCCTTCATCATTGGCAAGTACTTTCTGCATCACCTTTCCACAATGCTGTAATATTCCAAACTACAACACCAACAGTTACATCAATTGATTTAAAACCTGATGCTGTAACTTTAGCAAAAGGCTGTGCACAACAATTTGTAGTTGAAGCCGTTGGAACAAATAACCCTCCAATAAAATCAACTTATGAATTAACTGGGGCAACTGATTCTTTAACTTATATTAATTCAACTGGATTATTAGTTCTTGGTGATAATGAAACTGGAACAGCTGGAGAAATTACAGTAACAGCAACAAATGTTTTTGACCCAACAAAAACAGATGCTTCAACTGTAACGGTGGTGTAAGCTTATGTTTGCAGCAACCTCCAACCTAAGATTATTAGAAAATATTGATATAACAAATGATTATATAAATACATTTTCTTTTGTAAGTGAAGGGTCACAATCATCATTTTTCATAAGCAAAACAAAAGCTGGAAGAGTTTACAATGATTTTGTGTTTATAAGAAAAGATAATTCTATAAAAGTTCCAGTTAATATTGAATCGCTATGGAATGTTTCTTATTTAATGTTTCAAAATAATAATTTTGGATTAAAATGGTTTTATGGTTTTATTACAGATATGAGATATTTGAATGATGAAACAACAGAAATTTTCTTTGAAATTGATGTATTACAAACATGGTATTTTGAAATGGATATAAAAGATTCTTTTATTGAAAGGGAACACGTGGATGATGATACATTATTTTTACACAAGATTCAAGAGAATTTAAATATAGGGGAAACAATTGTAAGAACTGAAGAAAATGTTTCAGAATTAGAAGAAAGGTCAATCGTTGTTGCTTCAACATTCAACAATGACCCACCCACATATTCAGATTATTTTGGTCATGTTGTAGGGGGTATTTATTCAGGTTTAGCATATTTACCTTGGAGAGAACAGTTTTTCCTTTCATTGGGGTTGTTCCTTGATAATTTAAATAGTGCTGGTAAAATAGATGGTATAAATTCTATTTTCTATATGCCTAGTTATTTTTTAGGGGATTTCCCACAAGGTGTTGCTTTGGAACTTGAAGAACCAATTACATTGGAAAAAAGTGTTCCTAAAAACACTGTTGATTTAGATGGCTATATACCTAAGAATAATAAAGTTTTTACTTTCCCTTATAATTATTTACAAGTAAGTAATTATAATGGAACTACTAAAATTTATAAATATGAATACAGTGACTTATCAACAATGGATTTTAATATAAATTGCAATATAAATCCTAACCCTACTTTATTATTAACACCTCAATCTTATAAGGGAGATAATATTAATTATACTGAAAGTATATCAACACAAGGTTATCCCCTTTGCACATGGATTAATGATGTTTATGCAAATTGGTTAGCACAAAATGTAGTTTCTGCACCTTTGAGTGTTGTGTCAAGTGGATTAGCTTTGGGAGTTGGGATTGCTACAATGAACCCAATTGCAATTGCTGGGGGTGCAATAGGTGTTGCAAATTCAATTGGAGGATTTATTGAAAAATCTGTTGTCCCTGACCAAGCAAGGGGAAATAATAATGGTAATGTAAATACAGCAATAAATAATGTAAATTTTAGTTTTCAAAGAACTACTATAACAAATGAGTATGCAAAAATCATTGATAATTATTTTGATAAATTTGGTTATAAAGTTAATGTTTTAAAAACACCAAATTTAACAAATAGAACGAATTGGAATTATATCAAAATGAGAGAAGCAAATATTTTTGGTAATATTCCAAATAAGGATTTAAAAAAGATACATGAAATTTTTAATGATGGTTTGACTTATTGGCATAATGATAACGTAGGGAATTATGATAGATTTAACCCAATTATTTAATGTTTCACGTGAAACAATGGAGGTGATAAAATGGGTAGAAATAAAAATAGACATTATGATGAAAAATGTGGTTGGGTTCAAATTTTCAATCAATTAAAAGAATTATATATTAGTTCTTTTAAATGGAGTAATTTACCATCAACTGTAAATCCTAGATTTTTAGAATTACTTTTGTTTGATAATGGTAAATGTGTATTTTTTAAAGATGATGAAATTGGTTTCCTTTCATTAAGAGCAATTTTAAATGGACAAATTGATGTTTATGGAGAGTGGACAAAAATTAGGGCATTTGCATCAAATGGCTATCAAAATTCAGATTTATTAAATCATTCAAACGCTGTGTTAATTTATAATAATAATGTTAGAGATACACCACATTTTAGAATAAAACAATTTGCTGAAAGAATATGGAATATTGAAAAAACCATTGATATTAATGTGCATCAGCAAAGAACACCTAAATTAATTCAAACATCTAAAAAAACAGAATTTACAATAAAAAATATTTATAAACAATATGATAATTATGAACCAGCTATATTTGTTAATAAAGATTTAGATGTTGGAAACATGAACGTTTATGATACCTCAGCACCTTTTATTACTGATAAGCTAGAAGAACAAAAACGTAAATTATGGAATGAAGCATTAAGTTATATTGGTATAGAAAATAATTTCAGTGAGAAAAATGAAAGGTTAACAGCTGGTGAAGTTTTAGTTTCTAATGGTCTGGCGATAGCAAATAGAAATGCAAAACTTCAAGCACGACAAAATGCAGTATTAGAGATTAATAAATTATTTGGTTTAGAAATTGAAGTTTCAAATAACCATTTAAGTGTGTTGGATTTAGAAAAAGATATAGGGGGTGTTGAGATTGAGTAAATATAGTACAGAATTAAGGTTTATTATTGAAAGTGGTTTTGATTTAGGATTAAAAGATTACCCATTATTTGATGAAAATTATAGACAACAGTTAAATAATAAAATAATCAACCATTATTATTTTGATGAAATAGGATTTGAAACTGTTGCAAGATTTAAACATTATTTAAATAATACAATGAATGAAATAATGCCTTATTACAATCAATTATTGGAATCAGAATTAATCACCATAAACCCTCTTTTATCTTTTGAGAAAAACACGGATGCTAATAAAAATATAACAAATACTAGTGATAAAATTCAAGACAATACCACTGACCAAAATATTAACAATTCAACATCACTACAAAATAAAACTAATAGTAAAACGGATGAAATTCAAAATAGAGTTACAGACGAAAATCAAACGACAAATATTAATTCATCAAAAAATGTTGATGGAAATAACACATCAAACGAATTAAATGTATTTTATGATACACCAAACGGAAGTTTAGGTGATATAAAAAATTCAGAATATGCAACTACAGTAACCAACATAGATAAAACAAACACTATTGATGAAAATGAGAATTTAAATAGTGATGAAAATATTGGTCGTGATGAAAATATATCAACAACTATTGATAGTAACACTTTAAATACAACTGATACTGGCACAACAAGTAATACTTTAAATACCACAAATGTAAATACAACAGAATCAAACATAAACGAATCAAATGAATTAAATATTATCACAGAAAACGGGTTTCAAATTCCTTTATCAGATTTATTAAAAAGATATCGTGAAACATTTTTAAATATTGATTCGATGATAATAGCTGATTTAAAAGATTTATTTATGATGGTTTATTAGGAGGTGTAAAATGAGTAATTTAAATTTAGAACAATTTAATGATTTATGTTGTAAAGTTAGACCCTACCTTTATGATGACAGTATGAGTGGTTATGAATTTATTTGTACTATAAAAGAAATGGTTGATAAAATTATAGAAATATTAGGTCAACTTGATATTGAGAACTTAACAATTAAAGATTTAGTTAATTTTGGTGGTGTTGGTGATGGTGTTGTTGATGAAACTGTTGCAATACGTGATTGGTTGACAAATTTGGGAATTGGTGTTATTGGAGAAGGGCAATATATGGTTGATGGAATTTTAACTAATCTTGATAAACCAAGAATTTTCTTTAATGATAACGCAATTGTAAACAATGATAATCACCCTTATATAACAATAGCAAAAGAACCATTTTTAACACAACCACAGAATTATTTATTTATTCAACATGATACAAATGATAGAAATGATGCTACAAGTGTTCAAATTCAAAGACTTGTTAATACTGATGATGGTTACTTAAACCCAAAAGCTTTAAGAGTTGTAACACAAGTAAACACCGAAACTAACCAAACAGAGTGGGCGATTAGTGGAGAACTTACAAATAATATTGATACTGGTAGTAGTGGAAACACAGCCGTAAGTGGTGTTTCAAATAAACATGGTTTAGCAAGTGTTTTTGGTGGACATTTCCAAGGTAAAGATTATAATATTTATGCAACCCCAACAGATGTTACAGCTGTTTTAGGTGTTGAAATTAATACACCATCAATAGGCTTAGACCATCCAACAGCAAATAATGGAACTGGTGTAAGAAGATGTATGGATATTATAGGAAGGACAAATCAAGAAGTTGTTGGTTTTACTGATGGTGAAATTGGTGTAGGTATTGCTATAAGAACTGATAATGCAACAGATGGATTTTTTAGATATGGGTTAATGATTGACGATATTTCTCAAGTCGGTAATCCAAACCCTATTACAACTGGTGCTTTAATTAGGACTAGTGGTGCTGATGGTGTACAAATTAAGGGTAATAATACAGCTTCGGCATTAAGAATTGTCCCAAGTGTTGCTGGGAATATAGGAATTGTAATCCAAGGAAATTTTGCATCAAATGCAATTAGAATTGATGATGATGAAAACATTGGATTTTCTACCGATGGAACTAAAAAAATAAAATTTGAAAGTTCAAATGATGAAATTAGAATATTAGATAATTTACTCGCACCTTATAGATTCGGTTTAAGTGGTGATGATGGTTTCCAAATATTGAGTGACAATGCTGTTACAAATATGAGGATTAACCCAACAACAGCTGGGCAATATGGTATGATTTTACAAGGTGATTATTCTGTAAATGCTATACGGATTGATGATGGTGAATATATTGGATTATCAAGTGATGGAAGTAAAAAAGTTAGATATTCTCCCGGAAGTGATAGTATAGAATTTTTTAGTGTTACCGATAAACGTTTTGGTTTTAGATTAAACGCAACACCCAAAATTTTTATTGGTGATGATGATGTGATTGGTGAAAGGATAAAAACATGGGTTCAATCAACTGGTACACCTAGAAGAAGTGGGTTCAACACTGCAACGGCAACAACTGAGCAAGTTGCTGAAACTGTGAAAGCATTAATTGATGATTTATTCACTCATGGTTTAATAGGAAACGCATAGGAGGGTTAAAAATGAAAAAGTATATTATTGATGAAAATGTGATACAAGGTTTATTAAATTATTTAATTGAAAAACCTTATAAGGAAGTTGAGCAAGGAATACAAGCTTTAATGAGTTTAGAAGAACTTAAAGAGGGGGAAGAAAATGATAGGAGAACTAATTAGTAGGTTATTTGATGGCTTTAAATTCAGTATTAAAGATATCTTAATGTTAATTATAATGGGAATATTTTTAATGGGTGGGTATAAAATCTATATAATGACTGAAAACACAAACGATAAAATAAATTCAATGGAACAAAGATATTTTGAAGATGTAGAGGACAATGCTTTTGCTGTCCTCGCTTCACTACAAAATAATAATATAATAGAACCAAAAGATATCGTAAAGTTTTTAGAATCAAAACCAGCTGGAAGAAGCGACCTTAAAAAAGGTTTACAAAATGATGAAATTTACCAAAGGTTAGTTAATGTTTATAATGGGTTAGCAAAAAATTCTAAAACGGCGTTATTATACTAGGAGGTGGGTTCATGGAAATTACAAATTTTGTTTATGAAAACATTTTACCATTAAGTGGGGCATTGTGGAGTTTGGGTTATGTTATACTAAAACCCTCTAAATTAATTAAGGATAAATATATTCCTTTAATATTGTGTATTGTTGGGGTGATGGGTGCGTTTGG